AGGTTATGATGCTTATGATGAAATAGCACAATCAGAATTTGAAATGGATTATGATCAATTAGGTCCAAATGAACAAGAATGGGTTAGAGATGAATATGATAACCAACCTTCTGGTAGGGATGTACATGAAAATGATGATATTGATGATGATGTAGAACCAACAGCTAAACAGTTAAAAGGAGATTCAGTAGCTACTATTGCTACTAAATTGCAACAAACAACTAAAGAGATGAAATCTACTGTTAATAAATGGAAAACAGCAGAAGGTGAAGAAAAAAATAAATTAAGAAATAAATTATTGAAACTAACTAATATTAAAAAAGAGTTAGAATCAATGTTATAAAATTATTGTTATGAATAAATTATGGAAAGCATTACTCGCAATTGGTGGTATTATTGGGGGTATATTATTATTATTTAATAAAAATAAATCTACATATAAAAAAGATTTAAAGGATAATAAAAATAAAATTAAAGAAGTTAAAGATAATATATCAAAAGTAGAAAAAGATAAGAAAAAAATAAAAGATAAAATTAAAAATACAAATAAGAAAATAACTAAAACTAAATCAAATTCTAAATCTACAAAATCTGCAAAATCCACAGTTAATAAATTTAAAACTAAGTATAAAAAATAATGAAAAATGTATTACTAATATTATTACTACTACTACTAATATCATTAAATTGTTATAGTCAGGATACAATTAAAATACCACAACAAGAACTAAACGATTTTTTTTTAGCTCTTGATACTTTAGAATATCAAGATTCTCTTAATATTATTTTATTAAAAGATTTAGAATTACAAATAAAAAATTATAAATTATTATCTCAACAAGATAGTTTATTATTATTTTATAAAAATCAAGAAACTATTTTATTAAATAGTCAAATTAATTTACATTTAAAGAGATTAAAATCTATTGATAAATGGTATACCAAACCTTGGGTTGGATTTGTAGGAGGAGTTGCTGCTACTGCATTAATAATTCATGTAATAGATTATTCTTTACCTAAATAATGTCAGATTTAAAAAAAATAATAAGACAAGAATATATAAAATGTGCAAAAGATCCTGTTCATTTTATGAAAAAATACTGTTATATTCAACATCCACAAAGAGGCAGAATTCAATTTAGTCTATACCCATTTCAGGAAAAAGTATTAGGTTTATTTTCAGAAAATCCATACTCAATAATTCTTAAATCCAGACAGTTAGGAATATCAACCTTAACTGCTGGTTATTCTTTATGGATGATGATATTCCATAAAGATAAAAATATACTATGTATTGCTACAAAACAAGACACAGCTAAAAACATGGTAACAAAGGTAAAATTTATGTACGAAAATTTACCTTCATGGTTAAAAGTGAATGCTGATGAAAATAATAAATTAACATTACGTTTAAGTAATGGATCACAAATAAAAGCCACATCAGCAACAAGTGACGCGGGTAGATCAGAAGCAGTATCTCTTCTACTAATTGATGAAGCAGCATTTATTGATAATATTGGTGAAATCTGGGCATCTGCCCAACAAACCCTAGCAACTGGTGGGGGTTGTATTGCTTTATCTACACCTTATGGTACAGGTAATTGGTTTCATCAAACCTGGACTCGAGCTGAATCACAAGAAAATGAATTTTTACCTATTAAATTACCTTGGTATGTCCACCCCGAAAGAGATCAAACATGGAGAGATAAACAAGATGAATTATTAGGTGATCCTAGAATAGCAGCTCAGGAGTGTGATTGTGATTTTAGTACATCTGGTGATATTGTTTTTTATTCGGAATGGATTGAATTCCTAAATGAAACAACTATTAAAGAACCAATAGAAAGACGAGGAGTTGATCAAAATCTTTGGGTTTGGGAAAATGCTGATTACTCTCGAGAATATATGATAGTAGCTGATGTAGCTCGAGGTGATGGTAAAGATTTCTCGGCTTGTCATGTTATGGATATTCAAACAAATACACAAGTAGCAGAATATAAGGGACAAATGCCACCAAAAGAATTTGGTTATTTTCTTACTGGGTTAGCTACAGAATATAATAATGCAATGTTAGTAGTAGAAAATGCTAACATCGGTTGGGCAACTCTAGATGCAATTAGAGAAAGAGAATATAGAAATTTATACCAATCTCCAAAATCTGATCAATTAACAGCAGAATCTTATTTAAGAGTGTATGAAGGTAATTCTGAAATGGTGCCTGGATTTACTATGTCTATGAGAACAAGACCTCTTTGTATTAATAAATTTAGAGAATTTGTTGGTGATAGATCCGTAACAATTCAATCAAAACGTTTAATTGAAGAAATGAAAGTATTCATCTGGAAAAACGGAAGACCAGAAGCTCAAACAGGTTATAATGATGATTTAGTTATGTCTTTTGGAATTGGTATGTTTCTACGAGATACTTCATTAAAATTCCAACAACAAAGTTTAGATGGAGCCCGTGCTGCATTGGGTAATGTACAAAAATCAAAAACCACCCATAGTGGGGGGTATAGTGCTAATAGTATTCAAAATCCTTATTCCATGAATATAGGGGGTAAAGATGAGGATATAAGTTGGTTATTATAATATATTTATAAATAAAATAAAATGGCAGATAAAGGCTTATTTTCAAGATTAAAAAGATTATTTTCAACTGATGTACTAATTCGTAATGTAGGGGGCGATCAACTTAAGGTTATGGACGTAAATAACATAGCAATGTCCGGTGAATTAGAAACTAATTCTTTAATAGATAGATTTAATAGAGTTTATACTAATGCCCCTAGTTCTCTATATGGTCAACAACAAAACATGAATTATCAGGTAATGAGACCTTACCTATATTCAGAGTATGATGCAATGGATACAGATGCAATTATAGCATCCGCCCTAGATATATTAGCAGATGAATCTACACTTAAAAATGATATGGGTGAAGTAATGCATATTAAAAGTTCAGATGAAAATATACAACAGATTTTGTATAATTTATTTTACGATGTTTTAAACATAGAATTTAATCTGTGGCCCTGGATTCGTAATATGTGTAAATATGGTGATTTTTTCCTTAAATTGGAAATTGCCGAAAAATTTGGCGTATATGGAGTTATTCCTTATACAGCTTACCATATTGAAAGAATAGAGGGTTCACTAGATTCTAAGGGAGAAATAAAATATAGATTTGATCCTGATGGTGTATCAGGTGCAGATTCTGGGTATTATAATGTACCAAATGCACCCCAAGCAAATTCTATAATATTTGATAATTATGAAATGGCTCATTTTCGTTTATTAACGGATATGAATTTTTTACCTTATGGTAGATCATACATTGAACCCGCTAGAAAATTATTTAAACAATATGTCTTAATGGAAGATGCTATGTTAATCCATAGAATTGTAAGAGCACCAGAAAAAAGAATATACTATATGAATGTTGGAGCAATACCTCCAAATGAAGTAGATGCGTTTATGGAAAAAACAATCTCTAAACTTAAGCGTACACCATATATGGATGAACAAACTGGTGAATATAATTTAAAGTATAATATGCAAAATATGCTTGAAGATTTTTATATTCCAATTAGAGGAAATGATTCAACTACTAAAATAGATAATTTAGCAGGTCTACAGTGGGATGGAATTGCTGATGTTGAATATTTAAGAGATAAATTATTCGCCGCTCTTAAAGTACCTAAAGCTTTTATGGGTTATGATGAAAATACTGATGGTAAAGCTACATTAGCAGCTCAAGATATTAGATTTGCTAGAACTGTAGAACGCATACAAAGAATATTTACATCTGAATTATATAAAATAGCTCTAATTCATTTATATACTCAAGGATATAGAGATGGTGATTTAACTAATTTTGAAATTTCATTAACAACTCCTTCAATAATTTATGAGCAAGAAAAAATTGCTTTAATGACTGAAAAAGTAACATTAGCCCAATCTATGTTAGATAGTAAATTAATTCCTTCTGATTGGATTTATGAAAATATCTTCCATTTTAGTCAAGACCAATATGAAGAATATAGAGATTTAATCAATGAAGATACCAAACGTCAATTTAGATTATCTCAAATCGAAGCTGAAGGTAATGACCCTACATCATCAGGTAAATCCTATGGTACACCTCATGATTTAGCTTCTTTATATGGTAAAGGTAGAATGTATGATGATCCATCAAATTTACCTGATGGTTATGATGAAAATACTACTGATAAAGAACCTTTAGGAAGACCTGTTGTCAACCCAACTAATCGAGATAAACAAGAAGGTAATTTTGGTAAAGATAGATTAGGAAGAAAAGGTATGAAAAAGGATTATAATGATACCTCCAAAAATCTATCAGAACAAGATAGCAATAGAATTTTAACTAAGTATGAAAGTATGTTAAAAGATATACCAATTAATAAAAATATATTACTCTCCGAAGATAAAGTACAAAAAAAAATAAAAGGAAATATAATTAGTGGCGATAATAATAAATTCTAATATATTTATAAAAAAATAATTGATGTATATAAAACATTCAAAATTTAAAAATACTGGCATATTGTTTGAATTGCTGGTAAGAAAAATAACTGCAGATACATTAGCTGGAATAGATTCTCCTTCTGTGCATATCCTCAAAAAATATTTTGTAAATACAGAATTAGGAAAAGAATATAAATTGTATGAAACTATATTTAAATCTAGTAATATCACTGAAACTAAAGCTAATATAATATTATCTACAGTACTAGAAGCTTCAAAAAAATTAAACCGAAAAACTCTTAAGAGAGAAAAGTATAATATCGTAAAAGAATTAAGAGAATATTATAATGTTGAAGATTTATTCAAAACTAGTATTTCAAATTATAAACCTTTAGCATCATTATATACTTTATTTGAAATTTATAATTCACAAGAAATAACAGATCCAAATCAGATAGTGGATAATAAGTTTGTTCTTTTAGAACAATTAACATCTTCACCTATGGATAAAGATAATGTAAAGAATGATATTATTGAAGAATTTAAATCTCAAGATAAAGATATAAGACTTCTTACTTATAGAGTATTATTAGAAAATTTTAATGATAAATATTCTCATTTATCTGATGCCCAAAAATTAATATTAAAAGAATTTATTAATAATATTGATAGTACTAACAAATTAAAAGAATTTTATAATACAAAAATTCAAGAAATTAAAAACGATTTAAAGTTAGAAATTAAAACCATAAAAGATAGTGCTACAAAAATAAAATTAATAGAAGTTAATAAATTTCTTATAGAAATAGGAAAAAATAAAAAAATCAACAGTGATAATTTAGTTGATTTGTTACAATATTGTAGTCTTTTAGAAGAAATAAAATTATCACATGGGCCAATACAAATATAAATTAAAAGAATCACCTGAAGATAATTTACCTAAAGTTGATGAAAAAGATAAATTTAAAATAGGAGATACTAAAATCTCTAGGGGGGTTAAGTATACTGTTTCTGGTATTGATAAAGAAACAGGAGGAATAAAATGGGATGTTAATTATTTACCAAATTTAACTGAATTATTTGAAAAGGCAACTGAGTTAGTTCAAATAAGTAAAGGAGTTTATCTTAAAGCTAAGGATGATTCTAAATTTAGGGATATATATGAAGATGCAAAAGATTTAAAAAATAAAATTCGCACCCATATTCGAAATGAATACCCAGATGATTATAGAAGAATTACAGTGAATATAGACGAAATGTCTACAACAGGAGGAGGAGAGGGTGCTGCCTCATTTACACCAGGAACAGGAGGACAATATGCTACACCTTTTGCCTTTAGAAAAAAAGGACAAAAAGCAAATGATAAAGCTTATAAAGAAATAGGATATAAAGAAGTTAAAGAAGATGTAGGTGCAGATTTAGGACCAGGCCCTAAAGCTGGTTCTGATGGAGTTACAGATAATACCTAT